GGAAGCCACTTATTGTACTCCGGAGTACCATCAATCATAAACGGATTATTACGCTGGTCACGATAGAAAGCATTGTAAATACTCTCATACGCACGGAAAGGCAGGGATGAAATATTAACACCCTTCTGGCCTACCTTAGTCCACGGACATTCCTCAAAAGTAATATCACGGACACCAGATACTTCTTGATCAGACGAAACAGAAGTAGGAGCAATAATAGGAAACCACTGAGCACCATCAGTCAATGGAGAAGATTCAGGAATACCTTTGGAATTCAAAAACAGTCCAGTACCTTCACCGTTATACTTAAAAGTATCAAAAGGAGAAGCAAAAAGCTGCTTAGTACACAAATAACCACAATCCAAACGCGTTAACTTAAAAGTATTTAAGCCTTCATCATACGTAATACCATTACAAAGAGACGCAAAGTCAGTCTTAAAAATACACTGCATAACAATCACGCCTTGTTCAATAGAAGCCACATGAGCAGACGTAGAACTCAATATATTAGCAAGAACCATATTGTCATAAGACGGCCAATTAAAACCAGTATTAGCAATATTAGCCGAAGAGGGAAAGGAATAAAAGCGAACACGTTTCTCACGAACAGTCCCGGCATTGATAATACCTGACACCTGCAAACATATAGCTGCCTTCTTATCCATAGCAGAAAAAGCCGACAACAGACCTGGCCGCGCACCCATTGTAAAACCATCACCAGAATAAACCTTCTGGTAACGAAAACGCAAGGTAGTAGAGGACATAGACCTCAACGACGCAGAAGTCGTATAACCATACGAAATAAATGCCAAATCATTCGAAAGAGACAAATCCCGGGGATCAAATTCAGGCAAGATGTCACTTTCCAAAACACCATTAAACAAAGAAGTCGAACTATAAGAGGTAATTGACTTCAAACTCTCAAAATAAGTCACGCCTTTCTGGGCAGTATAACGGTAACCAGCATCACCATAAGAACCTGCAAACGTAGTCGGTAGACCAAGGTAATCACCGAGACTACCTGTTTTAGCCATAGAATTAAAAGAAGTACCTTGCTGAAAAAGCAAATAAGGAGGAACAAGGCCTTCCTTTGTCTTTCCATAAAAATCCGCAAAATCCTTCCAAAGATTACGATTACGAACATAAAAGAAATGCATCCGGGCACGCATACGTGTCTGAACGGGAAACGCTGTAGGCATGAACTCCAAAGCAAACGTAGGTTTAGCCTTAAAAGTAAAGCCAGGAACCACATCTTGTACCAAACAGGGATACAAAACACCAAATTTACCCGATAAATTGTTTTGAAACGAAAGAGGGAACGTATTACGCTTCGGGTGATTATTAACCTCATTCGTCCTTGCAAAAACACCTGCCATAACTATGGATTTAAGTGAAAATTAACTCGCGCAGAATCTGCACTCTGGTTAGTCTCCTGCGAATTCTCCTGAGTACTGTTTGTATTATCCCTCTGAACCTGAATCGTAATCGAACAGGCTGAAACGATAGCAACCAATACCAAGACAACAACAAGAAATTTTTGTTTTGTACTCATAAACATAAATTTTAAAATCGAGCGAAATATACAAAAAAACTCCGAAACTTCCAAACGCGAACGGAATAAATAGTATAAATGCCCTACGGTGCAAGGCGTTCCGCCTTACAAACCTGACCAAGGGGGAACCCCTTGGAACCCCAGGTGTTTAGGCGAGGCAAGGCAAAGCCTTGCTTTTGTCCGCAGGGACCTACAGTGACATCATGAAACGCACGTCTCCGGGCGAAACCGTGGTGACGTCTCCATGTCCTGATGTACACAGGTGTATATCGGGGAGCCCCCCGATACCCCCTTTCCGGATGGAAGGCGAGTCAGAAAGGCAAAAGGGTGTCATCACGATACTCAATTTTAAAAATGAAATACGGATTACGTTTGCCAAACTCACGACAGAAACGCGTCAACAAGCGAGCTGACCAATTGAAGGGAACTGCTAAATTCAACAGTTCCTCTCCTGACTGTAAAGCAATAACCAACCTCATACATGTAAAAGTTCATTATACATCTTCTCCGTCAAATCAATTTCACTCTGTACAGACTCCTTCCAAAAATCGTCGGGAAGATCATCCAAACCACGCCGACGAGTAACAATACTAAGATACAACGCTCTACGCAATATTCGACACTCCAAAAAAGAACCCGTCATACGAACCTTTTGATTAAACTTCTGAACTCTCATAACAATAAACATTTTAATTACACTACAAAGATAGTAATCTTAATCGAAAGTATATGTTAAACAAGTACTAAAGTATTGTTAAAGCTTTAATTTTCGCCGAGCTTCCTCACGTTTTCGCACAATGTCATACTCAAGGGCATCCGTATCGAAACATCGCAACGGTAATTGCAAACAGGTTATTCGACGTATTTCACGGGACTGCAAAACCTCATCAACAAAAGCCTCTGAAAAATCGTAAGTCATTAAGGCTATGTAACATCGCTCAAAAGCAGCCAAGCGACGATTCAACTCAACATCGATGCTAGCTAGCGCTCGTTTAGGAAGGCCAGACATATCATAAAGCAATTCACTTTTTACATCACCATGATACCGCCGGGGAAGAAAAGCATAACGTTCATTTACACGCATCCAATACTCAGAATACACATGCTTACACTCAGAGGAATAGACGCAAAAATACTGATAAGCCTCATTTAGCTCATCAAAACAATCACGTATATCTTTAGGGATAAGACGAGAAGCAGTAGGAAATATACGATTCTTGAAATAAGTAGGCAAAGCGGTAGTCATAGTCATACCTGTATAAGGGTCTTTCACTGAAACAGTAAGCTCCTGAGGATTCTCAATACACCAATCGCGCAACTCATCACACTTCTGAGCGCCAATACCATCACGACGGCTGCACATCCAAAAAGGTTGATTTTTACCGGGTGGAACCTTACCATCTTTACGCATATACTTCATAACATATGCAGCACCTCCAGTAAGAAGGGGAAGACACTTGACAAAACCATAAGACCAAGCTTTCTCAATAACTTCCTGTGTCATCACATCATTCAAAAGTCGATTATCATCAAGATACGGAAAATTCCAAAGAATACCATGATAATGAGGGCGAAACGTTTTCTCCGGAGAGCCATATTCAGAAACAATAAAATAGCGGAGCTTATGAGCCACATCAAAACCCATTCGTTCAAGAAGAATACGGAGACGCTTCATAAACAATTGAACATGACGTTTAGAAACACCATCGGAAGGCAAATTCTCATCATTATACGAGGGTGTAATAAAGAGAGGAATCGTAGAAGAACAGGAATTCTCACAATGAACACGAAAACACCACTCTTTTACCTTTTGTTCACGGCATATATCACATTTACCACAGGGAACCACATAATACATAGGGAAAAACTCACCAGAAACCGTATCAGCTATCCAATAGTTATTAACTTCAAACAAATCCTTGACACGCACAGGGGAGAACCTTTCATACGGCCATTTCTGGGACATCTGGTTAATCTCATACCAAGAAAAATTAGTCGTGACACCATTTTCATGAATACAATGTTTAGACAAAACCAAATCACGCAAATAAGGATTACAAATCACACGAGGGTGAGAACATTTAATAGGCGAAATCATAAAACATTACTTTTTTTTATACCGATAAACTATAACTTGAAGAGGCAACCCGCAGCGTGACGACCATGTGTCACTTGCTAATAATACACCAAGCTATGTATATACCGCTTGCCGCGGTGGCCAACTCTACGAGTTTGAGGGGAGCAGCACGGCTCCCCTACAACCTTAAAAAATACTACCGAAACTTGTTATAACGACGACCAGACTTTTTACGATGCTCAACAGACTTAGTACCTGTAAGCTGACCTTTAGTATCAAACTTCTGCTCTAAAAGAGTCTCAGCCTGCTGAGTAGGAGTCATTTCATTAACAGTCTCCGTCCATCTATTAACCTCCTGAGATACCGTTGCAGTCAAATCCACAACATCATGAGCTTTCTCCATAGTTTTACGCCATTCAAACATATCGGAATTCAAATCCAACTCCAAATGTTTAAGTTTAGTATCCCAAGCAGCAACATACGCCTCATTCTTATTTTTCAGGGAAGAAGTATTCAAATTCAAAATACGAGCAGCACGAGTCTCAGCCAAATCACGGGCTTCCTCATAAGAAAGATGTGTCCTAGCAGCAAGTTCCTTACATTGAGCTTCAACCAACTCCGAATCCAAAACACGTTTCAAAATAATAGAACGACGTTCCTCGGTAAGATTAGCGATCTGCTCTTCCATAAGTTTGTTCTCCTGATCAATCTTATCCATTTGCTTCTGCAACATGGCTGCCTCATAACGAAGCATTCCAATCTGACCCTCAGTAAGATTCTTCTGGGAACCTTTCAAATCGATTTCCATATCATTCAAACGCAATGTAGAAGAATTAAGAGCATTACGGAAAGCAGCATCAGACTCAAAGATATCCGTATTATATTCCTCCGTATCCGCCTTCTGTTCAGTAAGACGAGTATCGGCATTCAATTTACGAATAGACGCAACCTGAACAGCCTTATCCATGGCCATCTGAACAGCCTGACCATAAGTACTCTGACCGAGCATTCCTGAAGTATCCACAGCCTCGACAGGAGAACCGGAAGTCATTTCAGGCGAAGAGGTAGAGACACCACCCATAGCATTACCTTTAGAATAATACATATGAGGATTAATACCAGCAGAACGCAAACGGGACATAACAGCCGATGGAGTATTATAATCATTATTGCGTTGCCATTGCTCAATATTCCACTTATTTTGCTTCTCTGCCAACATCAAATTATAACGCCTCTGGGCTTCATTCTCTTTACGCTGAGCCTCAATCTGACGTGCAATAATCTTTTGCTGCTGCTTAGAGGAACGAATACCGGCAAACAAAGAAGTAGCACCCCCAATTAAGGGGGATGCTACATCACCTAAGATTTCACTAAATTTACCCATAACTACTCACTTTTGGGAGACATACCATGTGCACGTATATCATTTAGATGAGCCTGCCTCAACTTAAAACGAGACTCCTGTTGCGCCTGCCAAACATCAGCAACATCTACACCACGATCACGTTCAATAGGAACCGTCCAAGAAGGATTAACTTCACCATCAAAAAAAGAACCTTCTGGCATATTCTGCGAAGACACAGGAATACCACGTTCAGTAAGCTTCATCATCTGAGAAGGAGTATACGCCAAATTTTGACGCGTACGCAAGAAAAGACCATCAGCAACACAATGCGAAAGACGGCCAGTAGATACAAATTTCTCTTTCATAATTATTCAAGTTTAGGAATACCATACAACGGAATAGGCTCTTTAGCCTGATAATCAAAGTATACTTGACCCATCCAAACGTCTTCATTCTCAGCAGTTACCGTGAATATCTGATTAGTCTGAGAAGGATCAACCAAAAGGAAAGATTCAGAAAGCTCCGGAGCAACATCAAACACACGATTAATCAAAAAGTTACGTAAAGATGTACGCATCTGACCGTGAACTTCGTCAACACGAGATATATACTCATACCAAGCACGTTGATAACCGAACACAGTAGACAGATCCTTTCCTGCAGCTTTAGCCTGTATAGGACAAACTTCACGATAAGTAATCGGTTGGTAACCTATATGACCAAACTCCGGGAAAAAATAATCTAGAACATTGTCACGCATAAAATACTTCGGAAGCAACTGAGAATAATTCGGAACCGGAACGACAGAAAGGATACCGATAATCCAACCAGGTTCATCACAGTAATGGCGAATAGAATGCTTAGACGTACCAACACAAGACAATTGACCAGCATAAGAACCAAGAGGAGAACCTTCTCCGCCTTCTGTAGTCTGAGTCACCATAGTAGGCATGACATCCTGAGTAACACCTCCAATAAATTCCGGCATGTCAAGTTCATCAAAACGAACATTGACATCGTAATGACCCTTAATAATGTCCTTCAAACGATAGCCTTTACGCATATTCGTCTCCAACCAACGCTGCAGAGCATTCACGTTACGGAAATCATTAATAGAGATACCGGAAGTCGCGAAATCAATCAGAGTACGATATTCTGAAACAGGCATATCTGATGTATTAGCCTTAAATTCCTTCACAGTACCATCTTCATTCAAATCAACCTGAGCAGTAAAACTCTCACCTGACTCAGAATCCGTAAAAGCAAGAGAAGAAGTACCATTGTTAGTAACAATACCAACGAGAGGCGCAATACCTTGTTGAGGAGACTGAACCGCAGTAGTTAAAAAATCTTGCTCCCAATTAGCATAATGAAGAGAATAAACATAGTTATCCACACCTCCATCAGTAGTAGGAAGCCACTTATTGTACTCCGGAGTACCATCAATCATAAACGGATTATTACGCT